GCCGCACCCGGGCGCGCCGACCTGACGCTGATCGGCACCTTCAACAACACGCGCCGCCCGGCACCGCTGAGCCTGCAGATGCCCATCGCCCGCACCCTTTCATGAAGCAAGACATGACCCCTGCACTGGACGCCCTGCCGCCGCCCGGCGTCGTCGAGACGCTGGATTTCGAGCGCATCCTCGACGCCCACCGCGCCGATCTGCTGGCGCGCCACCCGGAGGCCGCCGAAGTCCTGGCGCTGGAGAGCGAGCCGCTCAACAAGCTGCTGGAGGCGCACGCCTATCGCGAACTGCTGTACCGGGCGCGCGTCAACGATGCCGCGCGTGCGCACCTGATTGCGTTCGCCCAGGGCTCGGACCTGGACCACAAGGGCGCCTTCTATGACGTGGCCCGACTGCCCGGCGAAAGCGACGAACGCTACCGCCAGCGCATCCTGCTGCGCGTGCGCGCGCTGGCCGGCAGCGGAACGGCAGAGCACTACGAGCACCTGGCCATGACGGCCAGCGCCAATGTGCACAGCGCCATCGCCACGCAACCCCAGCCCGGCCGCGTGAGCGTGCAGCTGTGGCTGGTCGAGCCCGCACAGGCCGAAGAGACCCTGGCCATCGTGCTGTCGGCCCTCAATGCGCCAGGCGCACGGCCGCTGGGCGTACCCGTGTCGGTATCGCTGGCGCGCCCGCACCCCATCGACATCACGGCGCACCTGCTGCGCGAGCCCGGTGCGCCCGTGGACATCGTGGCGCGCCTGCAGGCCGGCCTGGCCGCACAGATCGCGGCCTACGCGCTGCTGGGACGCGATGTGCCGCGCTCGTGGATCACCACGCGCCTGCATGTGGACGGCATTGCCCGCGTCACCTACCCCGATGCACTGGCCCCGGCCGAGCTCACGCCGCTGGCCGCCGACGAATACCCGGTGCTGGGCCGCGTCCAGCTGGTGGACGAGGGCCTGCAGGCATGAGCACCGCCGCCATCGTCCCGACGGCGCCCCGCCGCCATGTGCTGCCGCCCAACGCCACGGCGCTGGAGAAGGCCGTGGACCAGGTCGTCCCGAATTGGGATGGCCTGGCCGGCGCCTTTCCCGCGCCGGCCCAGGGCGAGCCTGCGGCCTTTCTGCCCTGGCTGGCGGCCGAATGGGGCATTGCCCAGTTCGACCGCTACTTCGACGACGTGCCCGCCCTCATCGCCAACGGCCTGCCCTGGCTGCGCGAGCGCGGCACGGCCGCGTCCATGCAGCGTGCGCTGGGCTGGCTGGGATATGACGGCGCGCAGCTCGACGAGGACGGTGCCTGGCTGCACCTGGACCTGGGCCGCATCATCGGCGACGCAGAGCTGGCCAGCGTGGCCCATGTGGTGCGCGCCAGCCTGCCGGCGCACGTGCGCTTTTACCGCGTCTTCCACGGCCACGACCTGCGCCCGCTGCGGCTGGACCACGGCCCGGGCCTGGACGCAGGCATGCTGGACAACGACAGCGGCACCTGGATCGATGTGTCGCCGTATGGCGAACCCGTCAAGCTCAGCCAGGGCCTGCCCCGTCGCACCGGCACCGAGGCACCGCCTTCGGACGGCGTGCTCACGGCCCAGCTGTTCCGCGTCACCACCATCGCCACCTATGCCGACCGCATGCTGCTCGATGCCTGGACGCTGGACAGCGAGATCCTGATCGACGCCAGCCTGGGCATCACCGAAGTCAACGCCACCACCACGGGCGAACCCGCCTACTACGCGCCGCTGCGGCCCATTCCCGCGCAGGCCATGGCCACCCACAGCGCCTGGACGGCGCCCGCTCCGCTGGCCCTGGCCAGCCTGCATCCCTGGGCCAGCACCGAGCGCCCGCACGACAACACCCGTACCTGGACCGGACGCTGGGACAGCACGCCCTGGCGCCGATCCTTCGAAACCCGCACCACCACCACCGAAGAACCCGAGGAACCCTGAACATGGCAGTTCTGCAGCAAGCGGGCCGCATCGCCCTCGCCAAGGCCGTCGCCGCCCAGACCATCCACATCGCCTGGGGCCGCGGCCTGCCCGCCTGGGACGCCGCGCCCGAGCCCGAACCCATCACCGCCAACGCCCTGGTCGACGAAATCGGCCGCCGCCTGGTCACCGAGGTGCGCTTTGCGCGGCCCGACGACAACGGCGAGATCGAGCTGCCCAGCGGCGCGCGCTACAGCGTCAGCGACACACCCACCACCTTCGTCTACCTGCGCGCGGCCTTCGGCTTCGACGACGCCAAGGGCGAGGACGTGCGCGAGATGGGCGTGTTCTTCGGCACCCAGGTCGCCACGGACGTGCCGCCCGGCCAGCGCTGGGTGCTGGCCAGCCAGCTGACCGGCAAGGGCGAGCTGTACACGCTGGAGCGCCGCCCCCGGATCCTGCGCAGCGGCAGCGTGCGCCAGGTCGAAGAAATCATCCTCCCCTTCTGAACGGCACCCCATGAGCCAGACCAAGATCTACGACCGCTTCGACGCCGGCAAGCGCTACGACAGGCTGCAGTTCGCGGCCGACCGCGTGCTGCAATCGGCCGAACTCAACGAGCTGCAGAGCATGCAGCAGCACCGCCTGCGCGGCATCACCGATGTGCTGTTCAAGGAGGGCGATATCGTCCGCGGCTGCCAGTGCATCACCTCCGCCGACACGGGTGCCACCACCATCGAGGCCGGCGCGCTCTACGTGGCCGGCGCCGTGCGCGGCATCACGCCGGGCACGCTGACCGTGGCCACCGTGGGCACGGTCTACGTGGGCGCCTACCTGCAGACCGATACCGTCACCGAGCTGCAGGACCCCGAACTGCTCAACCCCGCCGCCGGCACGCGCGGCTATGGCGAGCCCGGTGCGCTGCGCGAGCGCGTCACCCTGGTCTGGGGTGCGCAGGGCGACGGCACGGCCGGCACGTTCTATCCCGTGTGGACCATCATCGACGGCTCCGTCATGCCCAAGGAGCCGCCGCCCAACATCGACGCCGTCACCCAGGCCCTGGCCCGCTATGACCGCGACAGCGCGGGCGGCACCTACGTCGTGCGCGGCCTGGACGTGATCATGGGCGAGGACCTGGCCACCGGCCAGCAGGTCTACACCGTGCGCGAGGGCGCCGCCCGCGTCAACGGCCATCCGCTGGAACTGGGTGCCAGCCGCCGCCTGGTCTACGAGGCCAAGCCCGACCTGTTCTTCGTGGACAGCGAGCCCCACACCTCGGCCGGCACGGCCGCCCAGCGCATCCGCTTCGACCGCCAGCCCGCTGTCGGCACACCCCAGGTGCGCGTGCAGGCCCGCAAGACCGTCACGCTCACGCATGGCGGCTTCACGGGCGCGGCCGACCCGCTGCCCGACAACGCCGTGCTGGCCGTGGACAGCGTGGTCCAGGCCGGCACCACCTACGTGCAGGGCACTGACTGGAAGCTGGTGGGCGGCCAGATCGACTGGAGCCCCTCGGGCGCCGAGCCCGTGCCCGGCAGCACCTACCAGGTCACCTACCAGTACATGCTCAACGCCACGCCCACGGCCGTGGACTCCACGGGCTTCACCGTGGAAGGCGCGCTCAAGGACACCCTGGTACTGGTCAGCTACCACTACGCGCTGCGCCGCTACGACCGCCTGGTGCTCAACAGCGAAGGCCAGCTGCAATGGGTGCCCGGCGTGCCCGCCGCCTGGTCGCCCAAGGTCCCGGCCGCACCCAGCGGCACCCTGGCCCTGGCCTCGGTCTACCAAAGCTGGGACAGCAACCGCCGCGTGGACCAGGACGCCGTGCGCGTCGTGCCCATGCAGACCCTCAAGGCCTACCAGGACCACATCCAGACCATCTACGCCGACCTGGCCGAGCTGCGGCTGTCGGTGGACGTTTCGGGGCGGCACAGCGGGGTCAAGAAGGGGTTGTTTGCGGATCCGATGCTGGACAACGGCCTGCGCGATGCGGGGCGCAGCCAGAGCGCCCATATCCTGGGCGGACAGCTGCAGCTGCCCATGAACGCCAAGCTGCACCAGATCGGCACCGACATCACCGCTCCACAGACCACGCCCTACCAGCCTGTGGTCGTGCTCGACCAGTTGGGCCGAACCGGCTCCATGCTGGTCAATCCCTATGGCGCCTTCGATGTGCTGCCCAGCGCAGCCACCCTGACGCCGGCCGTGGACTACTGGACCGATGTGCAGACCCAATGGGCCAACCCCATCATCCTGCGCCTGACGCCCAGCCAGGCGCGTCCTTCGGAAACCGAAAAGCTGCTGTCCGAATCCACCAAGGCACTGGAGAAGCTGCGCCAGATCGATGTGCAGTTCTGGCTGGATTTTCCGGTGGGCGAAACCCTCACCGAGCTGATCTTCGACGGCATTCCCGTCACGCCCCAGCCCCTGACGGGCGGCACGCTCGTGGCCACGGCGCAGGGACTCAAAGGCACGTTCAGGATCCCGGCGGGCGTGCCCTCGGGCACCAAGAGCGTGCACTTCACGGGACGCGCCGGCAGCCATGCCGAAGCCGTCTTCACGGGCCAGGGCCAGTTGCTCGAGCGCAGCGTGGCCAAGATCACGGTCCAGCTCTACGACCCGCTGGCGCAGACCTTCACCCTGGGCACCACGCGCGAGATCTGCGGCACGCGCCTGTGGTTCGCCGCGGCGGGCGACAAGGATGTGCAGGTGCAACTGCGTGAAGTCACCAGCGGCGTGCCTTCGCGCAGCATCCTGGCCGAATGCGTGCTCAAGCCGGCCCAGATCAACGCCGACATCGCCGCAGCCAAACCCACGCAGGCGCAATGGGCGCCGGTGCTGCTGGAGTCGGGCGTGGAATACGCCATCGTCGTGCTGACCAACGACGCCACCACCGCCCTGGCCGTGGCCGAGCTGGGCGGCTGGGACGCGGCGCGCGCGCAGTGGGTCACCAGCCAGCCCTACAGCGTGGGCGTGCTGCTGTCCAGCAGCAATGCCAGCACCTGGACGCCCCACCAGACACGCGACATGACCTTCGAACTGCTGGCGGCCGAACACACGGCCACCACGCGCACCATCGAGCTGGGCAGCATCGCCGTGCAGGACGCCACCGACCTCATGGTCCAGGCCGGCGCCATGCTGCCCGCAGCCGACGCACAACTGGTCTTCGCCATGCAGCTGGAAGACGGCAGCACGCTGGAGGCCGCGCCCGGCCAGGCCGTGCAGCTGGCCAGCCGCTACAGCGGCAACGTGGCCGTGCGCGCCAAGCTTTCGGGCAACACCAACCACGCAGCCCACCTGCTGCCGGGCATGCAGTTGGTAGCCGGCAGCCTGCAGGCCACGGGCGACTACATCAGCCCCGCCATCAACGCCGGCACCAACGTCACGCTCAACGTCGTGGCCGAGGCTGTGCTGCCCGCTGGCAGCGCCCTGGCCGTGCAGATGCAGGCCGAAGGCAGCAGCGCCTGGACCAACGTGCCCTACCTGAGCACCAGCCCCCAGACCGCAGGCGTGCTGGAACTGAGCTACCGCCTCACCGGCATCAGCGCCGAGCGCCTGCGTGTCCGCCTTGTCCTCACGGGCAGCCACGGCGCCCGTCCCCAGGTCACCAACCTGCGAGCCATCGTGATATGACATTGCACGACGACAAGACAGCGCAGGGCTGGCCCCTGCCCCACCCCGACAACCGCCTGGAAGACGACGTGCTGCGCCTGCGCCAGGCCGTGCAGGACGTGGACCAGGCGCTGACCGCAGCGCGCCAGCTCATCGACACCAAGGCCAGTTCCCAGGGCGTGCAGGACGCCATGGACGTGGTGGCTCACCGCATAGAGCAACTGGAGACCGCCGTCCAGTCGCTGAGCACCGGCAAGGTGGCCAGCGTCAACGGCGTGGCCGGCGTCAACGTCAAGCTCAACCCAGAGCACCTTGCGCTGGGCCCGGCCAACGGCGCCACCAGCGAAAGCTTCGGCTACGACGCCCAGGGCCGCATCAGCAGCATCACGCGCAGCGTCAACGGCTTCAGCGCCACCACCGCCGTCAGCTACGACGGCGCCGGCCGCGTCTCCCAGCAGCAGACCAGCTACCGCGGGCGCGTGCGTACGGAAACCTATGCCTACGACGCCGCCACGGGGCGGGTATCGGGGGTCAATGCCACGGAGGTACAGGGATGAGTTTCGATCCCATCACGAATGCAGGCGTCAAGGCGCTGCAGGGTCAGGTCAACACGGTGCAGGCGCAGACGACTGCGCTGACCACCAAGCTGGCGCAGATCGAGAGCGCGCTGGCCAATCTGGGAACGGCGCAGGCTGCGTCGCGCAAGCCGTTGAGAGTGACGGAGTACACGTCAGGTTCGGGGATGCATGTCTTTCTACCGGAGAGCTCCTACCAGTACATCCTGCTGATAGGTGCTGGCGGCGGCGGCGGCAACGGCTACCGCAGCTACTCCAACGGATACACCTACTGGGGCTCGGGGGGCGCAGCCGGCGATGAACTCTACCGTCGAGTTATCTTCAAAGGTGGCATTGCCTATCAGGTCGGGATCGGCGGTGTAAACAACGGTGGCCAAACCCAGTTCGGAAATCTGTGGGTTGCAGGAGGCGTCAGGGGCAATAACGGACGCACGGATGGGGATGCATCTCCCACCACTGTGTCTTCCCGCCAAGGCTATGGCATCACACCCGGCAATACGGGCACGTTGACCAGCGGGGGAGACTCCCTGCTCGGGAAAGGTGGTGCCAACGGCACTCCAGTGGCAGGCAACGCTTCTGGCTACGGTGCGGGTGGCGGCGGAACTTACGGCCATATCAATCCCACAACTCCTTCACCAGGTATGGGGGGTTATATCCGCATCGAAGAGTACTGAACCGCAGAGGCCGAACGTCGGCAATCCACCTCCTAAGCGATACCCCTTTTCAATCCTCAAGCTCCGGCGCCCTACGCGGCCGGGGCTTTGCCGTGCTTGGTCGGCACAACAAGTCAGCGCCAAACCAAGCCTCTGTGCAGCCCTCCGGCACAGCCAAGGTCGCTGGTGCCCAAGCCCCCACCGCGAGAACATCAATGCAACCCGGGCGCAACGCCAGCGGCCTTGCAGGCTGCAGGCGCCAACCCGGCCAGGACAACCAGGCCGCCTTGGCTGCATGAACTTCAGCATGACACAGACCATCACTGTCGATTCCATCAACACCGCAGCTTGCGCAAAGGTGCCTGCATGAGCCTGGATGCCGTCATCAGTGCCGATCTGGTGAAGACGCGGGCGGATATTGCTGCGTTGAGCAGCGCCGTGGCAGCCACCCGCAGCGAAGTTGCAGGTCTGACTATCCAAATGAGCAACGGCAGTGCAATCAAGAGCATTCAGCGAGGCATCATCATCGTTGCCCCCATTGAGAAGAGCATTGGGCGCACCATTGCAGTAGCAGCAGTTAATCCAAGCAAAAGCCAACTCAATCTACTGGGGATCTGCGGATATGGCTATTCGAGCACCTCTATTGCCGGTTGCTTCAACGGCCGGATACAACTCATATCCTCAACTTCTCTGGAGGTGAGGTTCGGCAGCTATGCATGGACAGGAGAAACTACAGAACTGAGCTGTAGCTGGGAACTGGTGGAGTACAAATAAATGCCCCACCACTACGCCCAGCTCACCCCCGCCGGCGTGGCCTTCGCCATCACCGAAACGCACGCCGAGCTCAACGCTCCCGACCTGCTCCCTCTGCCCCGCTACGACACCTCGGTGCTCGGCCGCCGCTGGACGGGCACGCACTGGGAAGACGTGGCGCAAGCCTTGCCTGAAGACCAGGCAGCGTCCAACGAACCCGCCCCCCGCCACATCACCCCCCACGCCCTGCGCCGCCGCTTCACCGTGGTCGAGCGTACGGCGCTGGAGTGGGCGGTGGTGGACCGTGCCGAGGCGGGCGAGGCCGATCGGCTCAACGCGGCCACGCTGCGCTCGCTGCTCAAAGACATCGAGCAGGCGCGGCAACTCGATCTTGACGACCCCGAACTGGCCGACAGCCTGCGCCGGTTCGAGGCCTTCGGACTCATCGCCGCGGGGCGGGCCCAGGAGATCCTGGCCGGCCCCGTACTAGCCCACGAACAGCCGTGACCACCCCTTTTTGACGACAGCCCCACGGCCCAACCACCCCCCAACCCGGAGAACACCATGGCGACAGCCCCGTTCCATCATGGCATTCGCGTCACGGAAGTGAGCGAAGGCATCAATTCCATCCGCATCGTGTCCACGGCCGTGATCGGCCTCGTGGCCACGGCCAGCGACGCCGATGCGGCCACTTTCCCGCTGAACCGCCCGGTGCTGGTCACCAAGGTCGATGCGGCCATCGGCAAGGCCGGCACCAAGGGCACGCTGGCCCAGGCGCTGAACGCCATCAAGGAGCAGTGCCGCCCGGTGCTGGTCGTCGTGCGCGTGGCCGATGGCGAAGGCGCCACCGAGGCCGAGCGCCGCACCGACCAGGACGCCAAGGTCATCGGCACCACCGCCGGCAACCAGTACACGGGCCTGCAGGCGCTGCTGGCGGCCCAGGCCCAGCTCGGCGTCAAGCCGCGCATTCTGGGCGCACCGGGCCTGGACAGCCAGGCCGTGACCGACGCGCTGGCGTCCGTGGCCATCAAGCTGCGCGGCTTTGCGTATGCGGCGGCCATCGGCAACGATGTGGCCGAGGCCCAGGCCTACCGCGAGCACTTCGGCCAGCGCGAGCTGATGCTGCTGTGGCCCGGCTTCAAGGCGCTGGACCTGTCCACCGCCGCCGTGCAGGACGCCTCGCCCGTGGCCTACGCCCTGGGCCTGCGCGCACGCATCGACCAGGAGCAGGGCTGGCACAAGACGCTGTCCAACGTGCCGTTGTCCGGCGTGCTGGGCATCTCGCGCGATGTGCACTGGGACCTGCAAAGCCCCGATACCGAGGCCGGCATCCTCAACCAGGCCGGCATCACCACGCTGATCCAGAGCCAGGGCCACCGCTTCTGGGGCTCGCGCACCTGCACGGACAGCGAGTTGTTCCGCTTCGAGTCCAGCGTGCGCACCGCGCAGGTGCTGGCCGACACCATGGCCGAGGCGCATTTCTGGGCCGTGGACAAGCCCATGCACCCCAGCCTGGTCAAGGACATCCTGGAAGGCATCAACACCAAGTTCCGCGAACTGAAGGCCCTGGGCTACATCCTGGACGGCAAGGCCTGGTACGACGAAACGGTCAACGAGACCGCCACGCTCAAGGCCGGCAAGCTGGTGCTGGACTACGACTACACGCCCGTGCCTCCGCTGGAGGACCTGGGCTTTCGCCAGCGCATCACCGATCGCTACTTCGCCGACTTCGCCCTGCGCGTGGGCACCGGCCAGTAAACGGCGGCCGCACCCGACACACCCAATACACCGAACACACCGGATACACAGGAGAAAAGCACCATGGGACTGCCCCGCTCTCTCAAGAATTTCGCCACCTTCGTGGATGGCAACTCGTACATCGGCGACATGCCCGAAGTGGGCTTGCCCAAGCTCACCCGCAAGATGGAGAAGTACCGCGCCGGCGGCATGAACGGCGAGGTCAGCCTGGACTTCGGCATGGAGGCCATCGAGGCCGACCTGACCGCTGCCGGCTACATGAAGGAATTGATCTCCACCTGGGGCACGCTGCGCCACGACGGCGTGCTGCTGCGCTTCGCCGGCGCCCTGCAGGGCGATGACAGCGAAGGCGTGGACTCGCTGGAAGTGGTCATGCGTGGCCGCTTCTCGGAGTTCGACCCCGGCAAGGCCAAGGCCGGCGACAAGACCGAGATCAAGTACAAGCTGGCCGTCAGCTACTACCGCCTGTCCATCAACGGCCAGGTGCTGATCGAGATCGATCCGGTCAACTTCGTCGAAGTCGTCAACGGCATCGACCGCCTGGCCCAGGTCCGCGCCGCGCTGGGCATCTGAGCCTGGCTCGTCTGACCTGACCTCACCGGGCCTCACCGGGCCCCCGGGCCGGCCGGCCCGGTCCTCACTTTCCCTTCACCCGAACGCTGACACACCATGGACACCACCAAGCCCCAGGAAGACCTCCAGAACCAGGCTGCCGCCAATGCGGCCGCCCTCGCATCGGGCGATGCGCGCGAGATCACGCTCGACGTGCCGCTCAAGCGCCCCGGCGGCGACCTGGCCCGGGTGCTGGTGCGCCGCCCCAATGCCGGCGCGCTGCGCGGCCTGTCGCTGGTCGAGCTGCTGCACATGAACGTGACCGCGCTGCAGACCCTGCTGCCGCGCGTGACCGAGCCCATGCTGCACAAGGCCGAGGTGCTGCAGCTGGACCCCGCCGACCTGGTGACCCTGGGTACGGAGGTGGCCTCTTTTTTGGTGCCGAAGGCGCAGAGGGAGCAATTCCCGAGCGCGTAGAGGACGCCATGGCCGACCTGGCCATGGTCTTCCACTGGCGGCCGGCGGACATGGAGGACATGTCGCTGGCCGAACTCGGCCAATGGCATGAACGGGCGCGCGAGCGCTACGAAAGCCAGGACTGAGCCAGGACTGAGCACCACCTCCACTCCATCGCCCGCCTCTCGCCCCTCTCTTGCACGCCCCTTGCCCATGACCTCCATCCAACGCCAACACCGCACCGGCCAGGGAGCCCTCCATGGCCGTTGACACCCTGCGCCTGGACGAGGTGCTCAAGCAGGCCGAGCGTGTGCACCAGCCCCTGGCGCTGCTGGGCAGAACCAGCAGCAACACGGCCAGGGAACTCAAGGAAACGGTCGACCAGTTGAAGAAGCTGCAGCAGCAGCAAACCCAGCTGGGCGACTACCGCGCGCTGCGCAGCGGCCTGGCAGACACCACGGCACGGCTGCGCGGCGCGCGCCAGCAGATGGCCCAGCTGCGGCTGGAATCGGGCGCGGGCGAGCAGCCCTCGCGCGCCATGCTGCGCGCGCTGCGTTCGGCCCAGGTCGAGGAGGAGCGCCTGGCGCTGCTGCGCGCCACGCAGCGATCGCGCCTGATGGACATGCGCGAAGGCCTGCGCGGCGCGGGCGTGGACACGGGCAACCTGTCCGCGCACGAGCGCAAGCTGCACAACGACATCCGCGCCACCACGGCCCAGATGGAAAAGCAGCGCAAGGTGGTGGCACCGGCCGCCCAGCGGCTGGAGAGGATCGACGCCCTGCGCGAGCAGAGCAAGACCCTGGCCGATCGCGGCCAGGCGCTGCGCGAGACGGGCGGCAAGATGCTGGCGCCCGTGCGCGCCGTGAGCCAGGCCTTCATGACCGACGACCAGGCCGCCGCACAGCTGCGCGCCACTATGGCGGGCAGCAATGGCAAGCCGGGCGCCGATTACCAGCAGGTGCTGGACTTGGCCAAGAGCCTGGGCACCGACATGCCCGGCAGCACGGCCGACTACATCGCGATGATGAACCAGCTGCAGCGCCAGGGCGTGTCCTCCCAGGATGTGCTGGGCGGCGTGGCCCGGCAGGCGGCCAACCTGGGCGCGGTGCTGAACATGCCTGCCAAGGAGGCCGGCGAGTTCGCGGCGCAGCTGCAGCAGGCCACCCGCGCAAGCGCGGGCGACATGGCCGCACTGGCCGACACGGTGCAGCGCACCTCCCACCTGGGACTGGACCCCACAGGCATGGTCAAGGGCCTGGACGCCATCGGCAAGGCCCTGCCGCAGCTGGGACAGCAGGGCGCAAGGTCGGGACAGATGTTTGCGCCGCTGCTGCTCATGCTCAACGACGCCAGCATCAGCGGCGAGGCCGCGGGCAAGGCCGTCGGCAACCTGGTCAAGAACTCCATGGACCCGGCCAAACTGGGCCAGGTCAACAAGATGCTCGCGAGCCAGGGCGTGTCGCTGGACTTCAAGGACGCCAGCGGCCAGTTCGGCGGCACCGAGCAGATGATGGCCCAGCTGCAAAAGCTGCAGAGCCTGGGCAGCGACAAGCTGCGCGCCGCTGCGCTGAACAAGCTGGCGGGCGGCGATGCGCAGACGCGCAAGGCCTTGGAGGCGCTGCTCCAGCAGGGCCCGGGCGGCTACCAGCAGATCGCCTCCCAGCTCAAGTCACAGGCGGATATGGATGGGCGCGTGGCCATCCTGAAGGACTCGGTCTCGGCCCAATACGAGTCCGTCAAGGACAGCTACAACGGCCTGTTGAGCGACATGGGCTCGACCATTGAGTCCGACCTCAAGGCCGTGCTGGGCACGCTGCGCGAGATGACCGAAGGCATGCGTGCCTGGGTCAAGGAGCATCCCCAGATCGTGCAGTGGACGCTGCGCATCGTGGCCGTGCTGGGCCTGCTGGTGGCAGGCGTTGGTTTGGTGAGCAGCGTGCTGTTCGGCCTGCTGGCGCCGCTGCTGCTCACGCGCACCGTGTTCGGCCTGATGGGCGCGGCCATGGGCGCAGGCAGCGGTGCCTTGGGCGTGCTCAGGCGCGGCCTGGCGGCCGTGGTCCTGTCGCTGGGCATGATGGGCGGCGGCGGCAGTGCCATGGGCCTGTTGGCCGGCGGCATGCGCATGGCCAGCAACGCTGCGGGCGTGCTCCGGCGCGGCGTGGGCGCCGTGGTCCTGTCCCTGTCCATGATGAGCGGCGGTGGCGGAGCCATGGGTCTGCTGTCGGGAGGCTTGCGCATGGCCAGCAACGCTGCGGGCGTGCTCAGGCGCGGGCTGGGCGCCGTGGTCCTGTCGCTGGCCATGATGGGCCGCGGCGCTGCCATGGGCAGCATAGGCACCGCCCTGGCCGGCGCGGGCCGCGCTGCAGGCCGCATCTTCGGCGGCGGTGCAGGCAAGGGCCGTGCGGGCGCCGTCATGGGCCTGCTGGGCGCCGGCCTGGGGGCCGCAGGAGCCGTCGGCGGTGGCCTGGGCGGCAGTCTGGGTGGTGCAGCCGCATCGCTGATGGGCCTGGTGCGCATGACACCCATGGGCCGGCTCGCAGGCGGCCTGATGGGCGCGGGCGGCTCGATCATGCAGAACTGGGACGGCCTGTCCACCGCCTTCAAGGCCGGCGACTGGAAGGGCGTCGGCGGCACGCTGCTGGAGGCCGGCAAGGCCGGCCTCGATGGCGCCACGGGCGGCCTGTTCGGCGTGGTCTCTGACCTGGCCGGCAAGGGCATCAGCGGCCTGGCCTCGTCGGTGGGCTCATGGTTCAAGTCCGGCGATGCGTCAGCACCCGACCAGGGCCGCGCCGGCGCACTGCGCCAGGGTGTCGCTGCTGCAGCCACGGCGGCCACGCTGGCCACGGGCGCCATGCCGGCCCTGGCCGACACGGGCGCCGTGCGCATCGACAGCCGCCCGCCGCTGGCCAGCGCCGCTGCTCCCGCGCCGGCACCGGCCCCGGTGGCCGGCGCCACCATCCATATCACCGTCAACGCTGCGCCCGGCCAGGATGCGCAGGCCATTGCCCGCGCCGTGGCCGCCGAGCTGGACCGCCGCGAAATGGTCAGGCGCTCCAGCGTGCTGTCGCAGCTGTCGGACATCGACTGAGGAGCATGAGCATGCTGATCACACTGGGCCAGTTTGCCTTCGGCATCGACACACTGGCATTCGACAAGCTGGTGCGCAGCAGCACCTGGCGCCACCCGAGCAACAGCCGCGTGGGCGCGCGCCCCGCCCGCCAGTCGCTGGGCCCAGGCGATGAAACGCTGGGCCTGACCGGCGTGCTCGCACCCGAGTTCCGGGGCACGGCCAAGTCGCTGGACGACCTGCGCGAAATGGCCGACCAGGGCAAGGCATGGGCCCTGGTGGGCGGCGAAAGCATCCTGGGCGCCTGGGTCATCGAGAGCCTGCAGCAGACCGGCACGCACTACACACCGGGCGGCAAGCCGCGCCGCATCGAGTTCGATCTCAAGCTGGCCCGCGTGGACGACCACCTGGCCGAAGGCAGCGGCGGCGTCGATCCCTGGCCCGATGAAGACTTCTGGGAATGGTGGATCTGATGGCCACGCAGGAATACTTGCACGCCAAGCCCCAGTACGAAATCGTCCTGGACGGGCACGACATCACCAGCCAGGTGGACACGCGGCTGATGAACCTGACGCTGTCCGAATCGCGCGGCGAAGAAGCCGACAAGCTGGACATCACGCTGGACGACAGCGATGGGCGCCTGGCCCTGCCGGGCAAGGGATCCAAGATCGCGCTGAAGCTGGGCTGGGCCGGCCACGGCCTGGTCGACAAGGGCACCTACGAGGTGGACGAGGTGGAGCACCAGGGCGCGCCCGACAGGATCGTGGTGCATGCGCGCTCGGCCGAGCTCAAGCGCCAGCTGCGCATGCGCTCCGAGCACAGCTACCACAACAGCACGCTGGGCCAGATCGTGCGCAGCATCGCCCAGCGCAACGGCCTGCAGGTGCGCGTGGACGCGCAGTTCGAGAACCTGCGCGTGGACCACATCGACCAGACCCACGAAAGCGACCTGAACTTCTGCAGCCGCCTGGCGCGGCAGTACGACGCCGTGTGCACGGTCAAGAAGGGCAAGCTGGCCTTCATCGCCATCGACAGCAAGATCACCGCCGGCGGCCAGACCGTGGAGGCCGCCACGCTCACGCGCACCGTGGGCGACAGCCACGCCTACCACACGGCCGCGCGCAACGACTACAGCGGCGTTCGCGCGTACTGGAACGACGCGGATCGCGCCGAAAAACGCAGTGCCACGCAGGGCACCGAAGACAACGAAAAGCGCCTGAAGGACACCTACGGCAGCGAGGCCGAGGCGCAGGCCGCCGCCAAGGCCGAGATGGGCCGCATCAACCGCGCCAAGGCCACCATGGGCCTGAAGCTGGCGCTGGCGCGGCCCGACCTGATGCCGCAGACGCCGCTGAAGCTGCAGGGATTCAAGGCAGAGATCGATGACACGCCGTGGCTGGTCGTCAAGATCCAGCACGAACTGGGCGACGCCGGCTTCACCTCCAAGCTGACGCTGGAGACGCGCGCCAAGTGAGCGAGAGGGGCGGGTAGAGCGCGTCTTGGAGCGGCCGGCGCAGGCCGTTCAGCGCGCGGCCAGGGTCGCCACGGCCATGATGGCGGCGCGGCCCGAATCGTCGGCCCGGCCGTAGCAATCGAGCAGCTCGCGCTCGTCGGGCGCCAGGGTCTGGACCGATGCGTTCGCATGCTGGCCCGTGACCACATACAGGACATCCACGCCCAGGCCTGCCATCACGGCCAGGGCAGCCGCATTCGGCGATTGCTCGCCCTTCTCCCAGGTGGCCAGGGTGCCGCGCGAGACGTCGCAGGCGTCGGCCATGGCGAGCTGCGCCACGTCCAGACGCAGACGCTCTTGCCTCAGCCTTTCACCGATGTGATCGAAATTTCTTCTATTCATCAATTGACATGCTCGAAATTTCGAGCAATGATGCAGTCAGCGTGTAACCAAACCATCCAAACCATCCCAAATACTACATGACAGCCATGCACTCCCCCAGAGCCGTGCCCGGTATCCCTGCGGATCCGGTGCTTCATGACAGGCCCGTGCCACTGCGCATGACGGCATCCGAACGCGAACGCCACGCCCGCTATGCCAGCCGTGAAAGCCGCAGCGCCTCCAACTTCGCGCTGAAGCTGTACCGCATGGGCATGCAGCAGTACGAGCAGCAGATGCCGCCGCTGCCCCAGGCCGATCAGGCGCGATAGCCACCCGCGCCGCCCTGTTCACCGCCTTGTCTTCGATCCCAACTGCCCCCAGGAGCCTGCCATGCGCATGATGTGCCCCCACTGCAACGAACACGCCTACACCCGCACCAGCCTGCAGCTGACCAGCACCAGCCGCGAGACCATCTTCCAGTGCCGCAACTTCGAGTGCGGCCATGTGTTCTCGGCGGTGACCGAGATCAACCGCACCATCAGCCCCAGCGCCATCCCCAACCCCATGGTGATCCTGCCGATGAGCACGCACATCAAGCGCAAGCTGCTGCAGACCCAGCTGGACGCCATGCCGTCCTCGCAATACGAAGGCGCAGCGCACCGCGCAGCCCAGGCGGCCGAATCCGCCCAATCCAGCGAAGGCGCGCGCAGCTAGCGCGGCCGGGGCGCCTTCGCCGCTCCTGACGGCGCCCCACCCGGCGCGCGGGCAGCCCGCCTGCACCGCCGCCACCCCCCCCTTTCCCGCAACCTGCGGAGCCTGCATGAAGGCCCTGCGGGACGCGCTCACCCTGAAACGACCTGGACAGACCATGAAGCTCGGCGACCTGCGCCTTTCCGATCTGATGCGACTGCTGCAGGCAGACGATGCGCCCGCGCCCGAATACCGGCCCGAATACCGGCCCGTGGACCCGCCCGCACTGCCCGAGGCCTACCAGCGCCTGAGCGTCCAGGACTGCCGCATCCGCCTGCGCGAGCTGCAGCGCGAAGCCGCGCAGCGCGCCTCCAACGGCCGCTCGGGCAGCGCCGAAAGCCGCGAATGGGCGGGCCTGGCCAGCCACTACCGCATGGCCCTGGTGCTGCTGGCGGGCATAGACGGCGAGATCGAGGAGCTGGCCCTGCGCGACTGGCGCGAAATGCCGCCGCCCGAGCGCGACGCCATCCGCCGCCAGATCCGCGCGCTGCGCAGCTGCCTGCTGCCGCTGCGCGCGCTGGCCCTGAGGACCTGAGCCCATGTCCGTCCTGCTCGCCGCCAAATCCACCGGCCGCAGGCTGCGCACCGCCAGCCTGCAGCAATGGGATCAGCACAAGCCCCGCCCCCACATGGTCCAGCGCGCCATGCAGGCGCTGGAAAAAGCCTTGCCGCCGCAGTGGCTGCAGCCCATGAAGCTGCTGGGCCTGGGCGACTGGCAAAAGGGCGCGCAACACGCCAACGGCCAGCCCGAGTGGGCTGCCTGCCACGACGCGCTGGCCGCCATTGACGACTTTGCCAGCCGCCACGGCCGTGCGGCCGAATGGAATCTGGACGACTACGAGATCTGCCAGATGGCCAGGCGCCTGAGCGACGAAGTCGGTGAGCTCGACGCCGGCGCCCAGGCCCAGAACATGGACCTGGCCGCACGCGTGGACCTGGTGCGGCTGATGCTGCGCATGCTGGGCCTGCAGGAAAGCACGCCGCTGGCCGGCGAGCCCGCCATCCGCCGCGCGCTGGATGCCGCCTGGTGGCGCCGCATGCTGCGCCGCCACGTCACGCGCACCGTGGAGGCCGGTGCCGTCAAGCTGGGCATCGTCAACCGCAGCGCCGGCGGCTATGCCAGCAATGCCACCGTGCGCCGGCGCACCGCGCAGATCGAACGCAACGCCCGCGCGCTGGAGCGCAGCCTCTACCGAAACGAGGCCGGCCAGGTCTTCACCCTGGCCGAGCTGGCCGCGCTGTCGCCGGCCAACCCCGTGATCCGTGGCGGCGAGCTGATGACGCGCATCCGCGGCGCAGAGGAATATGCCGACGCGCGCAGCCACGTCGGCCTCTTTCTCACGCTGACGGCGCCCAGCCGCTTTCACGCCGTCACGCTGGGCAGCGGCGGCCGTCCCCGCCCCAATCCGCATTACGACGGCCACAGCACGCCGCGCGATGCCCAGCTGTGGCTGCGCACCATGTGGGCGCGCGTGCGCTCGCACCTGGGCCGCCAGCGCATCGCCATGTACGGCATCCGCGTGGCCGAGCCGCACCATGACGCCACGCCGCACTGGCACGCCCTGGTCTGGGCCGAGTGCGAGGAGCACGCCCGGCACATCGAGGCCGCCATCCGCAAATGGTGGCTCAGCGAAGATGGCGACGAGCGCGGCGCCCAGCGCAACCGCGTCCACGTCAAGCGCATGACCGGCGGTGGCGCTGCCGGCTACGTGGCCAAGTACATCGCCAAGAGCGTGGGCCATGCGGCCCTGGCC